ATACTACCATTTAATCCTGCTGGTATAATATCCGCAGAAAAAGGCGCTAGACTAGAGACATCAAAGTCTACTTTTGTTTGTATGTAAGAAGATGTTTGTCCACTTGTATTTCTTGTTTGAACTCTTAATATGTATTCATCTCCAACTACTACATTTCGTATAGTATAGGAAACTTGTTTGTCTACATCTATTTTTACAAATTCATCGTGATTTGGGTCATGGGCTTCAGTCTGTGCATTATGTTGTATTCTATATCCTGCTAAATGTTCGTATACATCAGTTAAAGTATTACCATCACTATCTGTTCTAGTAGAAGTAGGATGAGTCCAAGATAATAAAATATCATAACCAGATACTCCCGCATCTAATGTTGTATTGTCTCCACCACTAGGTATTATAGCCGCTGTTAGATTTTGAGGTACTGGTACTTCTTCTGATCTTTTTGGTTTTCTTAATTCTGCTGGAAGTTCTGGTATTTCATATCCTCTATCTACTGCATTGAACTTTTTAACATTGTATTCAGCAGCATTAATAGTATAAGTCATTTCGTCACTGTTTTCTTTTAGTGAAGTAATAACATACTGTTTTATATTTCCAGTTACATCTACCCCTTTATCTGTTTCTCCAGATATAGCATAGATAACTTCTCCATTTGGTACAGAACTAAATGCGCTTGATACAGTTATTGAAGTTGAATTGAAAGAACTTACTATTTGTGTTTCTACTCTAACATCTTCTGACCAGTGTATTTGTACTAGAGCACCTGCATCATCTTTAACATTTCTTGCTTTATATTGGTCATCTATATCTCCACCAGCTTCATCAACTAGTACTAAATCTCCCTCTCTATATACTACAGAATTAATTGTTGCTGTTTCTTGTGTTAAGTATGCACCACCACTAGGATATATTAAATGTAGCTCATAATTATTATTTGAATTTAAAGTACTTGATAAGTCTCTATCTGTTTTTATTACTGTAGTAGTTGAACTTGAAGATGTAGTAACTCTACCACTTAATTGTGTCCCTGAGCTATCGGCGTCTTGAATATTAACAACATCTCCAGGCCTAAGGACTGCCCCAGCATTTATTCCAGTTGCAAAACTACAAACTTCTCTTTCTAATCTTTCTGTAAATAAATGCCACTTACCATATCTATGTGCTTGTCCTTGCGATGTACAACCAAATGCTGTAACTGTTTTTCTAGTTATTCTTCCTGATTTTTGTATTTCATCTATATCTTCTACAACTTCTGTTGCTTGTTTATAACTATCTTCTGGATCATTCCATCCTACTCTTATTTGATTGTGTTTAAGTCTTCCTGCTGTTCCTGAATAGTTAAAAATACCTTCTACAACATTGGCTTTTGTAAATGTATAAACAGCTCCTTTTTGAATATTAGAACCTAGAGTTACTTCTCCATTATACCATATAAGCATACTTCTAATAACGGTTGCAAATTGTTTTAAAGTTTTTAGTGCGTCTTGATTTTTTGCTATATAAGTGTTACAAGTAAATCTTGGTTCACTTCCGCCTTTACCATCTGGTACTAGTTCATCACAATATTTTGCAATTTGATACATAGTCCATTTGTCAATTTGTGAAAGAGTACCTTCAGGATCTAAATAATTCCCTAATCCGTATCTTGGATTAGTGAGCATATCCATAAATATCCATACTGGATTATCAGTAAATACTCCATCATAGTTTACTTGGTCAGCTGTTTGTGTTAAGTTATCAAACTCTTGTCTATCCCCTCTAAAATTACCGTCCCAATCTACATACGCACCTGTATCTGCTCCTGTAGTAACATTTCTTGTATAAGTTGCAACGGATCGTCTTACGCCTGCTGCAGTATGCTCGAATCTTGGAAAATAATTAGTAGGCACTTTTACTTTCATTCCAAATATTTCATAACCTCTTTGCGGAATTTGATTGAAGTCTTCTGCATCTACTACTACTCCTGCATATGCAGTATAAGGATATCTTAATTTATCTGTAATAATATTTTCAATAGATTTTAATTGGGAACCATTAGTTTGTTGCCATGCATTTTCTTTTTGATTTGTTGGTGAAAGTCTTTGAACTTTTATTCTGTAGGCATCATAAGGTTGGAATTCTTCTGTATTGATGAAGTAAGTATAGCTAAACGCTTCTTTTGTTTTATCTGTTATAACTCCTGATTGAGAATCTTTAGTTCTAGTATTTCTATGATAGCTTGATGTTGATGTTGCAATAGTTGGTCTACCGACTACTAATGCATCTTTATAAGTGGTTCCTCCATCTCTTGAATAACCGAAATATATTCTATGTTCTGCAAAGCCCGGGCCTATTGTACCATTTTCTTTTTGTGCGATTAATCCTTGTGGAAAGGCCATATTAAGTTTTATGGCATCTACTTCACTAGGATTACCAACACTCATTTGTGCTGAGGTTTTAACTACTTCATTCGCGGTAGCATTGGTTGTTGGTTGGTTTAATCCAAAAGTACTATTTGTTGGATAACCAGTACCTTGTACTTGGTCTAATTTAGCATTGATTGAGGAGGCTGAAGAAGCACTTCCTATTCCTGCGGGAGTAGGTAAGTATGGTTGGTCTCTTTCTCCTGTTCTAAAAGCAAATCCAAAATTATTATAATTATATTGAGGAGTTTCATTAGCTGTTCTTACAGGACTTGATAGTATAGCAATAGTGTTTGCTGTATCAATACCTCCACCAGTTGTTAAAGTTGCTCTACTGTTACCAGCATCATAACTTGCTACTTTGTCTACTAAGTCTAGATATAGACTTGTATTTGATTTTGTTTGTGCAGGTGCTAAGTCTACTCTTACTGCCGATGTATTAATAAACTCTGTAATTTTTGTAGCGAGCTGTGTTCCATTTGGCCCAGCTCCATCTATTCTTAAATAAGCAGGAACTTGATGAACTGTAGAATCATAAACATCTGAACTTGCAAATGTCATAATAGAAGTATCAGTTCTAATAATATTATTTCCAGCTATAGTATCTCCTGCATTAATACCTTTTTTGGCTGCTCCTACTATTTGAATTTCTCTTGTACCATCTGTAGTTAAAGAATATGCAAAAATTGAAGGACTATTATTATCTACTATTATTTTAGTACTAGCGGTATATCCTGAATCTACTGACCTTTGTGGTGAAAAAGTATTGCTATTATTTGCTCCAATTACAGGATTTTTATCGAGTCTTATACTTGCTGCTCCATTTACTAATCCTTCTATTGGGCCTTCTGATAGTGCATCATATATTACTGCTGTTTGAGCTGTTGATTTTCCTTTAGTTACGTATGCCATTATGCTATCACCTGCTTACTAACCCAATCATAATTTCCACCACCACTACCACCTGAACCACTGCCACCAGTTGATCCTGTTCCTGTACTTCCTTCTGAAGGTTTTGATACAAATTTATATCCCATTTGATTTTTTATTCTACTCTGTGTAAATCCAAAATTAGTAACTGATCCACCTACTTCCATTCTTCCATAACAGATTGGCACAGGTACTCCCATTTTTGTCGTATTAACTGGGCCATTGAATAATGAACTCTTTTCTTCTTTTAATTCATCGGGGTCATCCATTGTCATCTCTATTATTCCTTGTAGTGCTAAACTTACACCTGCGGTAAACATTGCTGATGCTATATATTGTGCTGTTGTACCACTTGGATCCCATAGTATAGAAACTGCTATAAGAATAATTCCTATAATTATTTTACCTATTGATTTTCCAGAACCTTGAGGAATTGGAGTTATGATTATATCATCTTTACCTAAATTATGTCCAATATTATCATAGTCCATAAAGTCTTCGCCTTTTTGAACAGTAAACTGAACATCAGAATCAGTACATTCTAGTAGATACCTTCTAACTCCTCCTTTCATACAGTCGAGCGCATGCATAGCCTCTTGGACTGTGTCGCAGTTAAGTCTATGAGTCTCTCCAAAGAGTTGTCCCATTCTTCCCATTAAGTGTATTGTTCTAGTCATAATTTGGTTCCAAAATATAGTGGTCTTTGTCGGGATATGATACGATTAAATATGGTATACCAACGGCGTTACAATTGTTTATGTCATGTTGACTCGGTTTACAATCTTCATCGTAGTGACTATGGACTACAAATATTATTTTCGAATTGAGTTGATATGTAACGAAAGTTTTTGCGTCCATTTCAAATCTATCTTTTTCTTCTGAAATATTTTCGAGAGGAATATAAATTTTATTATTATTTTCTTCTACAACAAGTCCACAGCATTCTCTAGGTGCACATTGCTCAGCATGATGAAATATAGAATCCATCACGAGAACGCTCTTGCTCCTGGGAATCCTCCAAATGGAAGTTCTACACTTGTATTTGTAGCGTTCTTCCCTGTACTTGTTGCTGTGCCCGAGCTGATTGGATTAAATCCAAATCTTTTTTTACATCCTGTAGTAGTCTTACTGCATCCATCTCCTCTTTCCCAATAAGTCCCATGTCCAGGAGCTTGGTCATCGCTTGGAGCTCTTGCTTTCCATAGTAATGTTTTACCATTTGTAGATGAAGTAGATACATTGTCTGTAAATTTTACATAACTGTTATCTCTATCGTCTAAAAAGCTAAAGTATTCTGTTCCATGAGAATATGTTGAGTATACTCTAACTCTTTTAAAGTTAGAATTACTATCTGATGGTGTTCCTGGTGAACTTGTAGATTTGACAGCTTGCCAGTAGTCTGTTACAGTAACACTTGAAGTAGTACTGTTTGCATTAAATCTTGTAGTTGTCTTAGTAGTCTTGTAATAAGTATTTATAGTAATAGCACCACTAGAATATGTTGTGAAAGTAGTTGTACTTGGTACTACATACTCATCATCTTGATTTACATAAACTGTGTATTCTGTGCCATCTCCCCCTGTTTTTAATTTTCCTTCTAAGTGCCAATTACATCCGCTTTGTGCTTTCTTCCATTCAGGTAAGTGTTCACTTGCTCCTTGATACATGAAAGGACATCTCTCCGCTAAGACATTTCTTGCTGGTAGAGTCACTCCTTGTATATCAAATGGGGCAACTAGTTCAAAAGTTACTGAAGCTTTTGTTCTTGATTTAATTCTATCAATAACCCAAACAGATCTTGGAAACTCTATAGGAGGACTTGCATCTCCTGTTTCTCCATATAAATATTTTTTAAGAGTTAATCTTCTAATTACTCTTAAACCAATCATTTCATGATAATCTAAACCTACTGCATCACTTAATACGCTTAGAGCATTTGCTAGAGTTACTGTAGGGCGAGCTATTGCTCCATCATTTTTTAGTTCGAATCCATCTGCCTTTATAGGAATAGGAGTATAAGTACGAATAGTAGAGTTAGTAGTAAAGTCTCTCATTCTAAGAGAGGTAGATTCGTCATCATCTATTCCACTAGTAAAATATGCAAAGTTATCTTTTACAAATTCAAACTCATATAGTTGTACCAGCTCTGAGCCTGGGTCTAACTTCTGTATATCCTTTACTAATATTTTCTCAGCCATTATGCTTCGTAGACTCTCCTAAAAGTGCAACTTAAAGAATAATATTCTGCATACTCCCAAGTCTGTTGCCAGTCATCACAAACAACTTTTACTGTTTTTTCTCCACCACTTTCATTGCTATCTTCATAAGTATAGTTAAAAGCAGTTACTCCTCCTTTAAGTTCAAAAAAGTCTGCTATATCATCTATGTCTGCTTTTGTTCTTGTTGCAAAATTTATTGAAAATTCTTGTTGTAAATTATTTATACCATTAGCTATTCTTTGTTCATAGCCATCTCCAAATTGTGTTTTAAATATCTTTGGTGTATTCTTTCTAGTAAAACCTTTATCTGGTCTAAATGTTACACTTCCGTTGCTAAATCCTATTGCCATATTATCCGCTTAATAGCCCTCCAGGTCTTTGCTGTTTGCCTATTTCTTCTAGTACAGCCATGTTGATTGCTTGTGCAAATTGTTTTCCTGTTTCTTCATCACTAGTAGTATCTGAACTACCGTCTGCCATGTTTACATTGATTGTTGTATTAACAGGTCCGTTGTTTTTTCCTTTCATTTCTACAGGTATGCTTCTATTATTTGGAAGAGGTACTACTGCTTCTTTACCATGTAGTACTGCTCCATAACCTGAACTTGGTCCATCTGAAACACCTCCTCCTGAGAAAGATCTATAGCCTTTGCTCATCACTCCACCATCTCTACCAGCTGGTACTGTTCCTGTAAAAAATTGTGCCATAGTACCAAAAAAGCCACCACCGCCTGTTTCAAGTGCCATTTTTGCTCTTTCGTATATTGAAATCATTAACTGAATCTGAGCAACTTTTGCCATTATTTTTGCGGTCTTATCTTCTTGTCCTGCTACTGCTCCCATCAGGCCTATAACACCTGAAAATTGATTTAAGTTTTTACTAAATTCGTCTCTTCTGCCTTTTCCTTCATCAGTGTATGTTGGGTCTTTTGGATTACCAGTTTCAACTGCTGCAGCAATACCAGCTGACAAAGAAGACTGCTTAGTAGTAAAGAGTCCTGTTTCAGGATCTCTTACAATATCTCCTACAGCTGCATTATCAAATAACATTTGTAAAAGACTTCTTTCTGCTGAAGGATCATTAGGAGACGGTTTAACATCTTTAAGTCTATTTAGCTTATCGTTCATCCCACTAGTTGTAATATCCGAGCCTGTTATTGCTACAGCTAAAGTATCTTGTAATTTCTTGTTTTGGTCAAACGCTCTAGAGTTGGCTGATATATCTGTGAATAATTTATCTTTATACTTTTCGATTCCTTCGTCATACCCATCTTTTCCAAATAATATATTATCTAATAACACCTGAAAATTAGATGCACCACGATTGCCTTTACCACTTTTATGACTTACCCCAATACTACCACCTAGACCAGTAGGGGTACTTCTTGCACTATCAAAGAAAAAGCCTTCTGAATCTGTTTTACCATTTTTCAGCATCTGGGCTTGTTGTATACCTTTACCAGTTACAACTTTTGATTCTCCAGCTTTATTAAATAATCTAATGAAGCCTTCTCCGCCTGCTTTTGCTATATCTGCCATTAATGATTCGGCAAGTTTTCTACGACTAGCACTTAATCCTTTTAATTGAGCGTTTCTTGCATAACTATCAAAACCTTCACTTTCTATTAAAGTATTAACAGAAGACTCGTCTTTAAGCTGATTAAGGTTTTTGCCTTGGTCAACTGCGTTTTTTAATCTGAGTTGCAGTTCCCTTTTTCTTTTTCCTTCCGTCTCTATATCAGCTTTTAGTATTCGTCTTTGTACTTCTTTCAATCCATCAACCATAGTTTGACTTGCACTACGTATCATTGCTCCATGTGCAAATCCACTCTCTTCAATATTTGTTTTTATTATTCTTCCGTGTCTTTCTGCGGCATCTTCTAATTTTTCTGCTTCTGTTTTACCTGTGGGCATTACTGCCCCTAATGTGTCTTCTAATAGTTGTTCTGAAAGGAATCCTCCAATAGCGTCAGTTATTGTAGTTGTAAAAGCTTTACCTATATTATCAAACATACTAGAGTCTCCTCTCATGCCTGCTCCTATAGCTTTTCCAAGATTTGCTTCTAGGTCTTTATATACTCCATGATATGTTGAAAACATTAAGCTTGCTCTTTTTGTTTCTAAGTCAAGAGCTATTTTACTTGCTTTTATCATATCAAGTTGAGTATCTCTATTTTGTTTTAGTTGTATTAATTTCTTCTCGTCGTTAGTATTAAATATCTGCAAGTTCATTTTCTCTAACTTATTCATTTCTTCTGCTAACTTAAATCTTTTTTGTTCTACTTTTAATAATCTATTTGTAGTAGTCATGCCTGCCAAATCACCAAACATTTGTAAAGTTTTAGCACTTGACATTTGTTTACTAAGTTCTACTGCTTCTTTTTGAAAGAAAGTATATAGCTCTAGTGTTGCTAATTCGCTTCTTAATTCAGAATGGTAGTCTTGATTTGCGTTAATTAATTCTTTGTATTGTTCTACATTAGATTTTATAATATTTAACATATCTTGCATAGGTATTTTTGGTAAGCTTTGTGCTACTCTATTCTGTTGTTTAACCATTTCTTTAGAGTTATTGTTTAAAGCTTTAAGAGCAGCACCTACAGTAGCTACGCTGTCTCTTAATATAAATAATTCTTTTGCTAAATCTTCTGTCATGCCTCCTGCGGCAGTTAGTTTTTGTCTAAATGTTTCAAATTCTGGATTCATTTTACCTAAAGTACTTAAAGTAGTGTTAAACTCTTCTCCAAGTTCATTAAATTTTTCTTGGTTTATACTTGCATTACGACCTAGTGCAAATAATGAATCTACTGTTTTGTTAAAGTCTACACTTTGTACTGCTTCAAAACTATGTAATAAACTTTCTGTTTTACCAACTATTAATCCATCTGCTCTTACTTGAGACATTTTTAATAATTCTTCATTTAAAGTTTTTAAACCCCCCACGTTTGCATCAACATCTTCATTAAACTTTTCTAACATTTTGTTGGCGTCTTTATTGAGATATTGCATAAAAGCTTTAAATGCCATAAATACCATACCAATAATAGCAACATATCCCAACATGCCTGATAAAAACATTCCTACTTTACTTGCTGCGGCACTTACTGTTGATAACATTCCTTTTACTGCATTCGATGCTTTCATCCATTTTAATTGAAAGCCAGTAGTAACTTTTTCTGTTCCTACTAATGTTTTTGTAATAAAACCTTCATAGTCATTACTCATTTGCAAAAGAATCTTTTTGTAATAAGCTCTTTTCTTATCACTCATGTTTTTAAACATTCCAGCTTCTCTGCTAAGTTGTGAATGTAAGTTAGAAATTTGTGCTTTACTTAACTTTTTACCATCAGCTAGAATTTGACCAATCTTTCCACCTTTTCCTAGTCTATCTGCTCCTATCTTAGTTGCAAATTTACGCTGAGAAGGGCTTAGATTATTTAGTTGCTTCATCTTGGTTGCTAATTCAGTTTCTTTAATTTTTAATCTTTCTATTTCAGCTATTCTAGCTTCGGCAGCTTCTGACTGACGTATTCGTAATTCGTTTGTGGTAGGGATTAAACTTTTAAGGATAGAAGATGCAAATAACCCCATTGCAATTGCTGCATTGGTTGTGTTACCTGCAATAAATTTAGCCATTGGTTCTGCGATAGCAGCAATAGCTGGTCTGACAGTATTGAGTAGTTCATCGAAAGCGATACCTACCTGTGCTAAAGCATTCGCAGTAGGATCCATGATTTCATTAATCTTTCCAAACTTTTCTTCTGCTTGTCCAAGTACTTCATTTACAACTGCTTGTGATTTTTGATATATTGAAAGCTGGTTTTTATTTAGACCTAGTGCGGCTGCATATTTTGTCGATGCCTCTTCTAGTCTTAATATAATACCTAATTC